CCGATGCGTCGCCAGCTCCAGAATTGGAAATCAGCTTCTTGGCAACCTCTGGGAAGCCCATAGTCTCGGCGATGTTTGCCCATTGTGTTCGTGTGTTACCTGCGGCTCCCGTTGAAATCTTTCCGACTAGATCGCGCATCTGGTTAATACGTATCTGCTGCGCCTGCGCGTTCTGATTGGCTTCCGATAGCTTTGGAAGGTGCTGAGCGTCTTCTTTGTAGTCAGACTCCTGAACCTGAGACGAAAGAAGCGGGGAGCGCGTCGGAGAAGCCTCAAACCCCACCTCGTGGCCACCCTGCCAGAGCACCGTCCCAGGCTGTCCGTTGCGCACGCCAGGAACCGGAGTGGCGCGAATGTTCGGCGTCACCGGGATTATGCCCATGACCTGGCCCGTCTGCGGATGCGTGATCAGCAGCCCCTGGCCAGTCATCGTCTGCTTGAGTTCCGGATGCGCGTCCTTCCACGCCGTCTGCGCCAGTCCAATGTTCGCTTGCTGCATCCGCAGAATTTCGCCAGTCAGCGCGCCGAGATTGGTGGACGGATCGGCTTGAGCCGCGCGGACCAGCGCGAGCTGCTGCGCGGTCAGTCCAGTGGTTCCGACCAGTTGCGGCGCGTTGGTTGGAGGCGGCAGGCCACCGGCACTGGATGGCTGGGTCATAGCCGGTGCGGCCGGTGGTGGTGCGCTCGGCACCACGGTCTGCCCCGGTGGTTCTGCCTGTGCTTGCGTCTGCGCGGGTGATACAGGCCCTGGTGGCGTGGGCACTCCCGGTCCCGCTACCTGGACAGGGGCAAGTGGTGCTGCGGCATCTGGCGTTGCCTGTGGCTGCGCCGCGGCCTGTTGCTGCGGTTGGGCCGCTGGGGGCTGTGCCGCCGCTGTCTGCTGACCGCCTGGGATGTAGCGGAAGACGTTGGCCGCGTAATTCTGATCGCCACCACCGTTGTAGGCCGTGAGTGCCGCAGCTTGTCCCTGCGGCGTCGTCAGATCGGCCTGGCCTGCACGCGCCTTTAGGTATTGCGCACCGAACAGAATATTCAACCGCGGATCGCGCAACGTTGCCGGATCGACGCCCTGCATACCGAAACCGGGGCTCTGCGCAGTGCTCGGCTTGATCTGCATAATGCCGACCTCACCCGCCGCTCCTGTCGCACCAGGATTGAAACCACTCTCCTGCGCCGCCTGCGCTTTGAGCACGTCAACCGGGATCCCGGTCTTCTGCGATGCCTCTTGGAAATACGGCTCGTATTCCGGCGGCATGACCGGCGGATTGCGCGCGCCACCATAGCTAGGAACGGAAGCGGGCGTTGCACCACCAGATGCCGGCTGCCCTCCCGTGAGTGCCGAGTTTAGACCACCGAGCGCCGCCATACGCTGCTGCTGGAGGAACAGGTCTTTCGACGGCGTGCCCATCGTTGCGACGCGCTTGAGAGCCGTCTCTCCGGGGTAGATACTCGGCGCGTTCTTCGCAAAGCCCAGGCGCTGGAGATCTGCCACGGCACTCGGATACGCCGCCGCTCGGCTCGCTTCGTCCGGCATGGACAGCAGCCCGGACGCCGCCCGCGCCATCATCTCGGTCTCGGCCTCGCCGATCTGCTGCTGCGCCTGCTGCACCCGGTAGGGCATAAGTTGCTTGGCCAGGTCGTTCTGTAGCAGTTGGTTCTGCACCCCTGCCGTGGCCGCGCCAGAAGCCGCATCAAACAGGATGTTGGCAGGCGCGAAGCTCGATACCTGGGTGCCGGACATTCGTCAGTCCTTAAAACGCCGTGAACCCGCCGACGCCAACCTGGCCCGGAACCATCGCAGGGGCAAAGCCGTTGAACGTCGTATTGATGGCAGGAGAACCGCCTCCGAATAGGCTGTTCTGCACGTTCGGATTGGAAAACAGCCCATTGATCGAACTGCCAAGCCCGGATGCCATGTTTCCGTAGATCGAGCTTTGCGCATTACCAGCACCGAGACTAGCCGCAGCCGATGTATTGGCCGTCGATGCCCCACCAGCCGCCGCGTTCTCTCCCAAGCCAGCCAGCCCGAACAGACGGTTGTAATACTGGTTGAAGCTCTGATCGGCCAACCCTGTGCCGAACGTCTGCTCAGCCTTGAGCGTGGCGCCGCTCCGCAATATCCCCTTGGCCGCCGCGCCGGCATCGACCGCACGCAGTCCCTGGTCAAGCTGGAACTGATAGCCCGGATCGGTATGGAAGTTGCTGAACGCCGACGTTTGCGCATCAGTCCCGTTCAGTCCCAAGAGATCAGACGTGGCACCGACCGCCTGCGTTCCTGCCGTGCGGAACGGGGCTAGGTCGGCACGTTGCTGCGCAAGCGCCCGCTGAGCCTGCTCGTTGGCCTGGTTGACCGCGCCAGACTGCGCACCACCGCCGATGAGGCCGCCAATCGCCGACACGCCAGCGCCAATGATCGGCCCGATTGCTGCTTCAGGCATTCAAGCTCTCCGAACAAACACCGCGTGTTCGGCACCGTCAGTGCCGCCCACAGTGCGAAGGAACACAAACCCCATCAGACGGACGAACTTGGCGAACTTCACATGATCGCCGTTGTGCGGCTGGTGAGATGCAACGAACAAAGGCCCATCATGCGCATCAGACAAATCATCCACCACCGCCCTGACCTCTCGCGCCAGGCGGCGCGTCCACCGGACGAACACCCTGCCATGCACGAAAGTCGCATTACCTACGCGCTCAGTGCCAAGGTAGTAGTCCGGCGTCACGGCCACCAACTCGATGAGCGGCGACAACTCGACGCCATTCGGTAGGATCACCGGACTCGCCTAGCGCTAATGAACCCGCCGGCAGACGCTGTTCCCGATGCGAATGTCGCCTGCGCCCCCAGGTATATCGTCTTGCTGGACGCCGATGAGAAACGCCTGTACGTAACCCCCAGGACTGTCCCGGTAGAGTAGAATCCGTTGGTGGCGTGTTGCAGCGAGGCATAACCTCCAGACGACAGCGCAGGGGAAGCAGCCGAAACGTCATTCACCCAGGCCGAGATAACCGCCAGATTAGCCGCCCCAGCCGTAAAGTGGACTAACCCAGACACATCCCAATCGCCAGCGGTCAACGAAATGCTGGCGACATTCGTCGGAATACCGAAAGCCAGTCCTGCGGTTCCGGCCGCAGCATTTGCGCTGATATACTCGCCAATCGCCCCAGCCGCCGCGTCGCTGCCGTCCGTCACTCCCTGGCCAGCTAGAATGCTGGTCAACTTATCCGCTACCGACTGAAAGAACTGCGTCCAGGCCGTCGAATGCTGACCATTGTCCGTAACAGGAGGATCAGCGGCAGGAGGCTGAATGCGCCCGGCAGACGTGCCAGACATCAGTTCACGCCGCCAACTAAAGCCGCATCCACCGCATACACAACCGTGTGCCCCGTCATGCTCAATCGGAACTGGCGCTGGCGGAAGGAACCGAGGCGGGTCGTATATACACGCTTGCGGAAGTGGCCCGAGTTATCCGCTTGCAGCGTGCGACCCGAGGTCCAGTTATAGCCACCATCGTCGGACCACTGAAGAACCACTGAACCAGGATTAGACCCAGCACCAAGCTCCAACTCTACCTCGACCCTCCCGCAGAATGCCCGCGAGGTGCCGCCCCACAATGGCGGCAATTGGATGATGCGGGACTGCACCACCCCGTTGTCCGTGAACGACGGCGGAACCGTGGTCAGTATCGTGCCATTGCCGGACGAACCGAACAGCGGAACCACGCCAAACCGTGTCGAGCACAACGGGAGCCAGTCGCCGCCCTGCGTAGACCTCTCGTGCCACTTCTGGGTAGCCACGTCATAAACCAGCGTAACGTTGCCATACGTCACGCAATAGAAGCTGTGGCCGTCCTGCACGTAGCTGAAGCCGCATATCGCGTTGGTTGTGCCGATGCCGCGGATCACTTCCTCAATGGCGTGAGTGCTAACCCGACGCGCCTGGTATCCGACGCTGCGGAAGACCGTGCCGCCCTGTGACACCCACCACATTGAGTTGTCGAGGACCGTGCATGTCTTGATGCTGTCCACATTGAACGGGATAAACCCCCCGCTCTGGCGACGGAACGGAAAGTCTGGCAACCCGGCATCATACCAAATCTCGACCCCAGCATCTCCGAGGAACCACAATTCTCCGCGCAGTGTCATCACGCGCTGGATAACATTCGGCACAGCGTCGGTGAACGCGAAGTCGAGTGCGTCAAAATTAGTCGGATCCAGCAGGCGGCAGCAAAAGAACTGCGCATCCAGGTCGTCGCTCGTGAACACATAGTAGCCGTCGAGGTAAGTCACCGAGTTAGCGCCGGGGAACGTACCGCCCATCTGGTTTAGAGCGCCCGCGTGCGTGCATGTGAATGCGTTGGGCGGCACCACGATTACAGCACCGGTGATCCCGGATGCAATCGTCACCATGACGTTCTGCGAGTAGTTAGAGACGCTAGGAGCGCCGACGTCGCCTAGGTCCTCGACCGTGAACGTCCCACTTCCGAACGGAAGTGTAGCCCGGTAGAAGTGCGTCCCTGAGTAGGCGTAGATCACGCCAGGCCGATCCGCGTTGATCGCCGCGACTGGCCCGGCCCCGAACACCACGCCGAAGCCAAACGGGTCCAGTCCCGGTGTGGCAATCAGCGCCACGTCGGTGCGGCTGTTGTCCGGTTCCTGCTCGGCGTAGAAGTTGACCAGCCGCGTGTTGCTGAGCGGCGGCGATGGAAACTGATAGCTCTCCATCGGCAGCGGAATGCGTCGCATACCAGACGCGGAAGGTGCAGGAGCCGGTGCTGCGGGGGCCGACCCAGACATACTAGGCAGTTACCAACGCGCCAGAGCAAACAGAAATCCAACCGACGCCGTTGCTCCAGAAGACCGGAACTCCGGTTCCCGCCCCGACGCCCTCACCTGGCTTGCGGCCGTTCGAAGCGAACATCATACAGCCCTGGTTCGCAGCGTTCATCGTAGGAAGTGCCGCGACCGCCGCCTGGTCTGGCAGCAGAGGCACCAGGAACTGCACCAGCGTCGCATTGGCGCCGCCACCCGGCGCAGTGCCATTGCTGACGCCCACCAGCACGTTGCCGTGGTTCTGGCCGCCAATGGCCAGCAGTCGCGTCGGAGCGACAATAGGCCCGAATGTAGCATCTTGCGAAAACAATCCAGGCTGAACTACGGTCGGAATGCAACCGCTCACGTAAGAGCCGGTCGTCTCGTAGTACAGCGTCGCCGGGTCGGTGATAATGACCGCAGGCGGCCCGTCCATCTGGCTGAACCTGATGCGATTGTTGATCGACGGCGTAGTGCCGCCCAGCGCCCGGATCGGCGCCGCAGTTCCCACCGTCGTGTCAGCGCATATGTGGCCGATGAAGTCGTTGTTCTGCGCCCTCTTACCACCCGTAGACGTGCCGTTCAGCAAGATTCCTGTACCCGTTCCGGGCGTCAGGCGGCTAGACCCGCAGTTGATGAAATAGTTGTCATCGCCATGAACGATGGTGAATGCATCGGCGTCCTGGTGGAAGCATTGCACGTTGTCATAGATGAAGCCGCTCTGCCCAAAGCCTGCCGTGGTCCCGATAAGCCCGTCAATGACCACGCCGCTGCCGCTTGCCGCACAGATGATATTGATGTTACGGAAGGAGCATCTAGCGCCCCAGCCAAGGTCCGTGGTGGCGGCCGTGTATGAGTAGATGCCAGCACCCGTGCATCCTATGATGTTCAGGTTCTCAAAGAACCCATTGGACAGGCTACCGAGCAGCAAGCCGCCGGAGGCGCTGTAGGCGCAGTCGATATTCATATCCCGGAGACCGACCGCGTAGATAAACTGCCCACTCGGCACGACCGGAGAGACGCTCACCATAGTCCCGCCGACCGAGCCTGCCCACCGGATCGTTGAACCCCCGAACGGCTTGCCGCCAAACACGAAGTTACCGGCGCATTCCCCGCGCAACTGAACGTTCGGCGAGGTGATCGTGATTGTGTTGGTTATCCTATAGACGCCGCGCGGGAAATATACCGTCCCGCCCGCACCGTTCGCCACCACTGCCGCAATCGCTGCGTTGATAGCAGCCAGGTCGTCGTTCGCGCCATCAGCCTTGGCACCGAACTGCTGTGGTGTCGTGAAGAACCCAAGCGCCGAGCGAATGTAATCCAGGATTGCAGAGGCGTTGACACGTCCCGTGCCGCTCCTCTCCATGACGAACTGAGACGCATCGGTGATCGGCGACACATCCGGCAAAGCCGGGATGTTGAAGGTATGGATCGGGAATGCAGTGTAATCCATCATGCCACCAGAATTGAGCCGCCGTTATCGATCCCCGATCCGTCGTCCGTCGTAATCACGGTCGGTGTCATAAGCCGCACGCCAGCAGACATGACGTGAAGATTTCCCCATGCCAACTGCGCCAGCTCAGCGCCATGGTTCCAATCCAACTGGATCGACCAGGCGCAGCGGCGCGGCCATGACGCCATCGTGCCAGGCGGGAACCGGATAACGAACGTGCCCACCAGATCGCCCATGACCCCTGTTCCTACGAACAACGGCGACGACTGGCTGTTCCACCATGCGCCATAGTCCCACGACCGGCAGTAAGTGGCAGCGGGCCAGATATAGAGCGTGAGAGCCGGACCACCGAGGCCACCACTGAGGTCTAGGGCAGCGCCTGTCGGGTCGTCGTTCTCGATGATGGACACTTCAAGCGCCAAGCTATCGGACGCTCCCAGCACCAGATTACGGCGCGGAATGTGGATAGGGTTGCGGTGGTAGGGCAGCACGAGAGATTGCGTGGTCATGCAGCTCCACCGATCACCCGCATAGGACGGTCCGCGTCCTGCTGCTGAGGGCTAGCGTCGCGCTGCAACTCCTGTAGCAATTCGTGCATGACGAACGTCTCGACGCCGCGCAGTTCGGTGCGCTTTAGAAATTCGATGGCCGCGCGGGCAAGCTCTGGGGTCATGCTGAGGTGCTATCCGTTACCAGATTGGCTGCCACGAGGGCCGTCAGCAGCGACGCTAGGGCGGCGTTGCTTCCCTTAGCGCCAGTTACGGTCGGCTTAGTATCCGGCAGCGTGAACCGCTCCGTCGCGCCGACCATATACCGCAGCCGTGGCGTGCCGCTCGTGGTATATTGCAGGTAGTTTCCGGCCGCGCTGTTGAGCGCCGCGCCTCCGGCAAAGTCCACGATCTGCCCGGCCGTCATCCGCACCGATGCCACCGGATCAGTATAGCCGAATGGCACAGAGGCCCCTCGCGAGTCGAACACAGAATATGTGTTCATGGAGTTGCCTACAGAGAATACACTAGACACGAAGAACTTCGTCGCCGCCGAGTCTCCACTGACCCAGATGCCATGCGCAAAGTTTGACAGGTTGTCTAGACTGGCATTCGATCGGTTTGCCGTTAGGTGAACGATGTTGCGAATGCCAACCCCGCCGTAACTCTCCGAGTTTGTGGCGTCGTCTAGGTTGTTGGCCCGCACGGCGATCTCGGCACCCACGAACCCATGACCATTCAGGCTGCTGGTAAGGCCCGTGTCGTCGAGTGTAACCGTCTGGATGGCCCAACTAAACGCGCCCGCGTGCTTGCGCACAGTAGACTGGATACCGACCATGCCACCGCTGTCTGAATCGGCGTAATTGTCTCCGACTACGGCAAGGCTCCATACCGAGTTGGTGTTTCCCAGGTTCTGCTGAGTGACGACGCTGATACCACCGCAGATGTCGTTGACGCTGCCGCCAGTAACATCCGTCTGGATCATGTCAACGCGCAGCGTGGCACCTGGCCCTTTCAACGCGCTCCGCTTACCGAAGTATTTGTTGCCGTTGAAGAAGCCCTCGGTCACATCTCCAGGCATTCCGATTGTGACGATGGGCGACGCTCCTCCTGGGAACGTTGTGCCGTCCGTCTGCCAAAGGACTGGCGTAGCAATCCCTCCGGTGATGCCGTTGGGGAACTTCAGTTGCCCGCGTGGGACCTGGATTGTGCCGTTAAGCAATGCCGCCGAACGGGTGGCGTTGAACGCGGCCAGGTTGTCCGTCACGCCATCCAGAACCGCGCCGAAGTCCTTGACGTTCAGCCAGTCGGCAAAGCGGTCTGGGATCGTCCTGGGCGTTGTGCTGCCGGTTGCAATGATAACGCCGGCATCTCCAGGCTCTCCCTGTGGCCCCTGTTCTCCGGGGGTGCCGGCAGGCCCCTGAATACCGCGCCATTCCTCTCCGCTTGGATCGTTCGGAATGGACGGGGGCGGCAGATAGCCGCTGAAGAACGGATCAAAGCTCATGACATGCTAATCATGCCGCCGTTGTTCCAGGTCACGCCTGGGATCGGCGGTAGCGTTTGCGGCAGCGTGCTGAAGTCAGACGGATTTCCGGGAGGGCCCTGGGGGCCTTGGGGACCCACCGCACCATTGGTTCCGTTGGTGCCAGGCGTCCCCTGTGGCCCTACCCATTGCGCCGGCTCAGGCGGCCCCATGTCTGTTACGTAGCCGGAATAATGCAACCTGTAGACCATCAGAAATATTCCCCCACAACCCTCTCGCCACTCGTCGGCAGCGCGATGTACTGCGCCAGCGCCCGGTTAGCCTGTCGGTCGTCGTTCGGATCAGGCTTTTTATCGAACAGCGGCGCCAGGGTGTTGGCCGCGAGCAGAACGTAACAATCCGCAACCTCGTCCGGTATGTCCTGGGTACTCCAGTTCGCCAGGCCCCGCGCCATAAGGTCGTTGTGGACGCCCATGATCGCGTCCTTAGCCTGGTCCTGCGCCGACATGACCAGCGCGAAGCGGCGTATGCGGCCCTCCAGCATGGCGTAGACCTGCGGGTCAGACGACTTGCCGAAGCTGGACGCCATGATGGCGGCGGTCATCTTGGTATATTCCTCGCCGATCGCGTCGGGGATACCCGTGTCGTCCCACCAAGCCAACGCCTGCGACACGATGGATGCATGAACCGCGTTGGCCTTGATGACCGCGTAGGCGTGGTCGGCGGTAGATGGCGTTTCGTCCGATGCGATCACCCCAAGCTCGATCAGGGCGTTGTCGGCAATCAGCGTGATCGGCAGGCCCTGTGTCAGAGTCTGCCGATCAGCCAACGGGACGATAGCCACGCCCAAGCGTCGAAGCGCCATTTCCCCCAGCGTGGCTACGTCGAGCGTCACGTCAATACCGCAGCATACCAGCGCCGAGCTTCACCTTGCCGGCGTCGGTCGTGTCGCTCTTGGGTGTCGCTTCCACCTTGGGCTTGGCCGGAGCCGGTTTCGCAGCCTCTGCCAGCATCTCCTTGCGCTTTACGGCTACGTGCTTACGCGCCGCATCGAGACGACTGGCCATCGCATCGTCGTCGCCTTCTGTCGCCGCCGCCATACGCGCCAAAGCCTCGTCACGCGCCTGGGTGTTCTCCACGATGTTGTCGAACAACAGGCCACGCTGTGCGAGCGAGGCAACTTCAGCGTCAGTCAGAGGTTCGTCGAGTTGGGTTCCGCTCATTTGCTCTCTCCTAAGTGCTTAAGCGTCGCCAACAGCCGTGGTAACGATCGTAAATACGCCGTTATCAACCGGCGTGGTCGTGTCGACGGTGGCGTGCTTGCCAAAACGGAGCTTCTGCACGCCGCGGATTTCCATTATGCCAGCGCCATGTTGAAATCCGTAGTCGCGATTGTTGGTCCTCGCCTGGGTCTTTTGTGCCCATGCGATGCCCACCGCCTGCGCCCCGCAGAGGAACGTGAACGCCGTATCAAGCGTCGCGTGCGCGTTGGTTCCGCCTCCCGCATACACCGGAATCTCCGGTATTTCCCGCACAACCATGCCATCCCATAGCAGGTCGCCGCCGGCGAACAGCGGATTGCTATCGCCGCGCGTCTGGGCGTACTGGTTGGCCGCAAGAACATTGGCGTCCTTACGGAAGTCACGGAAAACGAGGCTGGGCATCAGGGCCACATACCATTCCTCGCCGTTTTCGAGGCGGATAGGCCGGATATGCGGGCTTGCGGTACGAGCGCGGCGCTTGGCCAACGACAGCGTGGCCGCGGTCATCAGGTCGGCGGTGTTGTCGAGCGTCGCCATAGAAGTTGACCAATCGTTGGACACCGAGTTCGCGACTACGGCCCCGAATTGAATTCGGTCAGTATTGTTGGTCAGCCATGAATTGCACTGAGCATCAGTGACAGCGCCGAGTGCTCCGCTCGTGCTGCCGTCGATGGTGATTGCACCGAGGGCCGCGATAATATCCGCACGGATTTTTTCGATTGCCCAGTCCATCAGCCCGTCACGACCGGCCTGGAGCAGATCGATGACGGATTTCTGCTCGTCCCAGTCGGTGACCGCGATGGCGTGGCGGACGACATCGACAGTGACCTTGAGGGAGCGCGCGTTCAGCGTCTCCTCTTGGCCTTCTAGCGTCGTGTTGCCGGTAACGCCTGCTGCGGTCAGTCGCCGGACAGCTCCGAACACGACCGAATCGCCAGGCTTGCGCGTTAGATCGTCGCGAAGCTGGATCATGGACGACGCAGTGGTGCCCATGTATCTGGTGAATTGGTTGCCGCGGATGTATTCGCGGAAGAAGTCAGTAGACCATTGCGATGGTGTAAGACCGGCGCGTGCGGTCGTCACCACCATGTCAGCCGTGGCGGTCATGGTTGGGGTTCCTGATAAATGGGATATGTGTCGGGAACGCCCGCGATTAGTCCGGCGACGACTTCAGCCGATGTAGCTCGGCTGCGGCTCAACGCCCGATTAACGATCCGGCGACGATCAACGCACGCAACGCCCGAAAGTGCCCCGGCGACGGGTTAGCGACGATGGCCCAGCACATCCTGCAAAGACGGGTCCCCGGTGAATACCGAGGCGCTGCGGGACGCGACGCTGCGCGCTGTGGCGAGCGAGCGGGGCATATTGGCAATAACGGTCTGCGCCTGCGTCGGCTGCTGCGGCGCACTGGCCTCGGCTTCCCACTTGGCGCGCTCCTCGGCAATCAGCCGCTCGCGGAACGACGCCGGATCGTCGCCGACATCGCGCAGCACGCGAAGCCGGTCCACCTCTTTGACCAGCCAGGCATACGGATGGGCCTGCGCAGCGAGCTTGCCGCCCAGCGTGGGGTCCGCCTCCATGGCGCGTTTGAAGTCGGTCACGTAGCCGTCGAGCTTCTCGGTGCCGATCTTGTCGCGGACCATCATCTCGGAGAAGTTTAGCCTTTCGTTCAGCATCGCGTGCTGCTGGCGCACGGTAGCCTGCTGGATGTAGCCGATGGGATCGACATTCGGGTCTGGCAACTGCGGCAGCGTCGGCACTGGTTGCTGCGGCGCAGGCGGCGGAGCAGCGGCGGCGCGCTTCAGCTCATCAAGCTGCTTGCGTAGCTCGGCCGCCTCGGTCTCGTGCCTGACCGCACGCTCTTTCCAATCTTGCCTTCGACGCCGCTCGGCCTCGTATGCATTCCTAGGAACGATCTCATCGCCCTCACGTGGCGCGGGCGGATCGGCTTCCGTCTCCTCCTCGGGCTTGGATGCGGCCTGGGCAGGCTTGGTCTCCGGGGGTGGTGTTGGTGCCTCTGGCGCAGCTGGAGCCGCCTGCGGCGCCTCTGTGGGCGCTGCTGCGGCCTCTGCCGGATCGGCCAGGAATGCATCAAGTTCCGTCTGAGCCACGCCTACCATTCCCTTCCCGAATAAGCCTGGGCCGTTGTTGCCCCGAAGATGCTCAATGCCGCGCCTGGTGCGACGGCCGAGGCGGGACTGCCGCACGCGAACTGGCCGCCGGCCGGAACCTTGATGCTCGGCTGAGCCGCCGCGGCGGTGCCCTGGTCGTTAATCCACAGATCGCCTGTCGAGAGGTTCTGCACCACGCAACCGCGGCGGTTCGGGAAGGCCGCGGCGAGCGTCTGCGCCACACCACCCGATGTGATGGTGCCGCTGATCGAGTTCATCGTCACGGTGTTCTGGGCCTGCGCCGGCAGCAGCATCAGCAACAACGCCGCAAGCGCGCCACCGAAGATTTTGCCGGCGGTCACGGCCACGAAAATGCCCGTCTTGCCCGCCGCCAAACCAACGCCGGTATCCGTAGCCACGCCGTTAATCGTGCTGGTTCCCGCACCGAATACCTGGGCGTCAGCCGTGCCAGAGTTGGCTATGATGCACACTTGTCCGGGTGTCATCGCCGGCAGCAACACAGAATCCGCCTTCGTCGCGACCACCGATACGTTACTCACCCCGGCAGTGAGCGGCGTGCCGTCAGCGTGCGTGCCGCTGGCCTTTGCTGTGATCGTATCCGCGGCACTGAGCGACAGAGGGCCGGACAGCACGACATGGCCCAGATTGGTAGTCGAGGCCGCGAGCGTCGCTGCGTCTACCGCATCCAGCGCGGCGGCGTAGGCAACCTCTTGCGTCGTGGCAAAGGGGGCGGTCTGCCTGGTCATGTGGTCTGCCTCTTCATATCGCCGAACGCAGCATCGATGTCTTTGCGCAACTGCCAACGCATCAGCGCCAGGTTACCAAGTCTGAGCAGTTCATCGACGGCCTTTTGCTCGTCCCACTCTGCTGTAGCAACACGACGCAGCTCGGCCACGTAGTCGCGCAGTTCGCTCATGGGTTCGCCTTTGGTGGTGGAGGCCGCATCGCCGCGGCCGCTTGCGCCATCTTGTGGAGAACTGTGGCCTGGTTGACGTGCGCCGCCGTCTGCTTCTGCCGCAAGTCGGCCAAGTCATGAGCATTTTGTAGAACCGGATGCATCTGCGGCTCTACCGTGCCCGGCGCGGATGGCGGATCGGGCGCCACGTTCGGCTGGCCGAATGGCGGTGCGCTGAACTCGCTGTGGATGTTGTGTATCCGCTCTGCCGCCAGGGCCCCATCAGCCGCTGCCTTGGCCTGCGTCGCCTTGACCTGCGCCTCGGCGTGCGCCTGCACTAGCGGGGCCTGCGCGGCCTGCTGCTGCTGCATCTGCTGTTGGTGCTGCTTCATCCGGTCAAGCAAGTCAGCCTTGTTGCGCAGCGAGGACGCAGCTATCAACACGTCGCCCGGTATCAATCCAGGCTGAACGCTGGCGAGCTGCACGAGCGTCTGGAAGGTTTCAGCCTCCATCGTCGGCAGGTTCTGGCCTTCCTCGACGGTAATATCGACATCAAGATCGGTGATGTCGTTCTCAATACGGATGACCTGCTGCAATCGCGGATCGCCCGGCACAATGCCCATACTCTGCATGGCAATAGCACGCTTCGGTGCCGGCATAGCCGCCAGTTCGTCCTGCACCGTCACCGGCCGGTTGATGCCGACCCACTTTGTGTCGTTCAGGCTGTCAGTCACCCGAACCCACTTGCCGCCTGTCCAGTACTCCCGCGCCGCCATCCAGCACATCTCATAGACGCGCCTCGACCACATACGCAGGCTGTCAGCCAGCGGCTCGTTCTGCACCGCGCCGCCCGCCTGCTGCGCTAGGATCGCACGCCCGCTCAACTCGCGCGGATCAGTGCCCGACATCGCCGCATTTGGGCCGGATAGCTGCAGTTCCTGCGTAGCGTGTTGCAGCAACTGGAACTGCCCGGTTGCCAACTCGCCCCCCGGCAGCACTTCGAACTTCATACCGGGCGTGACTTCGACATAGCCGTCTGGCCGCGCAATCTCTCGCCGCGCCTTGTCCACGTCCTTGACCGCGCCTTGCTCGGCAATGACCTGATGGACGCTCAGAAGGTGCAACGACTTGCTGCGGCGCTTGTTGATCTCGTCCTGTAGGCTGATCCAGCCGCGCACCGCCCCGTATCGCCAGTTGTCGCGCGTGATATACGCCGATTGAAGGATCAGGCTACATGCACTCTTGCCGCGCCGATCCTTGAACGGCGACAGGCGCGGTTCATCGACAATACCGCCCTTGGTGTATGTCGCAGACCACCACGTTCCCTGCTCATTCCAGTGGCATTGAACAACGCGCGTCCGCTCGCGCCGGCTGTCGAGCCATGTCGCGTGCGACGGCCTGTCGTCATACGTGCCGCCCATCTGGCCGGAGAATGCCGCCTCGATCTCGTCAATGGCGTGCGGATACATCTCCTCCAGTTGATCGCGATCCATCCAGATCACGATGCCGAGGTAACGCGCATCGGCGAAGTCGATGGCACGTGAGTGCGGGTCCCACCACAGCCGCTCCCACGAGACATGCGTCAGCCGAATATCAGCGCCGCCCTTG